CACTTGGTCTCAGTGGTCTGATTGGGGAATATTGCGAAAAGACTGCGGAACTTGTGAAAAGGGGAAAGACAAGAAAAAGCGGTGCAAAGATAGGTTCTTCCTTGAAATGGGAAAAACAGATAACTCCGTTCCTTATATCAAAACGGTTAAATCCGGTATTTGTGGAATGGATGATGATGTGGCCAGTGTCCTGGACAGACTTAAAGCCATTGGGAATGGACAAGTCCCTTTGTGCGCAGCAGTCGCCTGGAAAATCCTTTCAAGAATGGTATGAAATTAATAGTAGAATGTTGGAAAGTTTTTAATTATATCGTTTCCAATGAGAACAGAAAAAGACAGAAAAAATTATCGTGATTGGTATAACCGGAATAAGAAGAAAACTCGGAAAAGAAAAACTGAGTTAATGCGGAAATATCGTGCAGAGAATCCAGAAAAATATCGGAAGCAATCTAGGGACGCAAAAGCCAGATTGAGAGAAAAAATTTATGAAATCTATGGCCGAAAATGCGTTGATTGTGGGTTTGAAGATGCCAGGGCATTAACTCTTGACCACATTAAAAATAATGGTTCTGAAGAAAGAAAGCAACTTGGTGAACGTGGTGTATATCTCCGTGCAACCAACCAATATTTACCAGAGGATTATCAAATATTATGCATGAACTGTCAGTTTATAAAAAGAGCTATCAGTGGTTAAAGCAGCACGGGAGATCCTGACATCATGAGAATTAAACTAACGCCCGATCAGGTGCTATCTATCATAAATCAGATCGATAAGCCCGAAGGTTGCCACACACAATTCATTTTGGAATTAACTGAAAAACAAAAACGGACTATTTGGAAAAAATGTCCGCATTGCATCCCGGAGAAATTATGAATATAATAGATAAAATATATCGGCTTTTATATGATTTTGAATTATCCGGAATGAAGCCTAAAGGGTTTATTATTGGATTAGATGAAAAAATTGAACTTCAAAAAGTTTTTTATCATAATTGCCCAAGAGGAAACGAAAAGCCTGAAGTTTTGGGATATCCGGTAATTTTCACAAACAAAAAATCAATGTTATCAGTCTATTGGGATAGATCATGAAATGTAAGTTCTGGAACAATGCCAGTTGCCAAAGCTGGAGAACGTGCCGGCTGGAAGATACCCCGGCGCTGTGTCCAACTTTCCATACATTAGTCAAGGGTGCCAGCCAGGACAAAGCCGCCCGCGAAACGGATCCAAACCTCAGCATATTAGCCGATAGAATTATAAAAGAGTCTCAAGAAGCTAACAGAATCAACAAGGAGAATACATGAAAAAACCTATTCAAACCGGATTGGATCAGGATGATCACAAGGCATTTAAAAAGCTTGCCGGGAAGGCGAAATTGTCAGAGGCCGATTATTTACGGCGCATAGTTCAAAGTGAATTGAAAACTAAAACTGTATCTAAAAAGTTCACCTAGTAATGAAATGCTATTGGGCACAAAAACATCCGCCTCAACATAATAGCCGATGTGATAAATGCAAACATTATGAAGAATGCAAAACATTTAAAAACGTTTCGGCGGATCAGGCGTATTGCTGTAATCCGTTTAAACATTTTGAAAGGGGTTGAATGAAAAAAATATATTTAGCCGTTCCATATACCGGAATGGAAAAAGAAAGCTTTAAAGAAGTGAACAAAGCCGCCGCCAAATTAATGAATGACGGTTTTGCGGTGTTCAGTCCGATTAGTCAAGGCCACACCATAGCAATCAATCATGAATTACCAACAAATTGGAAGTTTTGGGAAAAAATGGATTTAGCTTTTTTGGCGGTTTGTGATCACATAATTGTTTTATGCCTGCCAGGTTGGAGAAAATCAAAAGGCGTTCTAAAAGAAATTGAATTTTCCAAAAAAAACAATATCCCAGTTGCATACATGAGCCCCATTTTAAAAACTATTGGGGGTATTGCACCATGAAACAAAATCAACTATTCACAAGTATAAACCAGGCATGGGCAACCCCGCAGGATTTTTTCGAAAAATTAAACGATGAGTTTGATTTCACCCTGGATCCTTGCTGCACTACTTTTGATTGCAAATGTCCGGACGGCTTTTATTTTGATCGTGGAATGGACGGCCTTAAATTGGAATGGTCCGGGCGTGTGTTTGTTAACAATCCCTATGATCAAAATAAATTATGGGTTCCATGTTGCGCGGAGCAATCAAAAAACTGTGATGTAATTGTGCAACTGATTCCGGCCAGAACAGACACGGTTGTTTTTCATGATCATATTTGGGACCGGGGAAAAAACCGGACCCGTCCGGGCGTTGAATTGCGCCTGATAAAAGGGCGCTTGACGTTTGGATCGGACGCTTATTGGAAGTGGTTATGGGATCAGCCGTACCGGGTTGATACGGAAACCGGGGAGCAATTGAGGGATAAGGCCGGGAAGCTCATTCCAAATCCTATGTATCAGAAGTACGGGAAAAAGAATTGCGCCCCGTTTCCCTCTATGGTTGTAGTGTATCGTAGATTGGTTAATTTTTAGGGGCGTTATGGATTTAAGAAACTGTGATTGTATGGATTTGATGAAGGAATTAGATCCTAAAAGTCAGCATTTAATAATTGTCGATCCCCCTTATTTTGAGGTCAAAGGGGAGTTTGATTTTAAATGGAAATCTTTTGAAGATTATTTAAAAGATGTGGAAAAATGGGTTATTGAAATTAAAAGGATATTAGCGGATAACGGCACTTTGTTTTGGTGGGGTAATTCTAAAAAGATCGCTTATTCTCAAATCATTCTGGATAAATGTTTTCATTTGGAAAATTCAATAATTTGGCGCAAAATAGATTCAATGCAAATCCAATATTATAGCCCGGATTTAGCCAGGACCTTCAACACTCACAATGAAAGACTTTTGATGTATTCCAATGATTATGAGCCTAGCGATTGGAACAAAACCGGAACTGAGAGGTTTTTTGAGGAAAAAATAAAACCAAACCACCCGTTCGCTATTTATATAAAAAGTGAATTTAAAAAAGCTGGGGTAAGCAACCGGGAAATTGCAAAATTATTTCCTTCCAAAACTGGCGGTTTAACCGGCTGCGTTTCTAATTGGCTGAATGGTGATAACACCCCAACAAAAGAACAGTATTTGAAAATTAGGGATCATTTAAATGGCAAATACCTCCGGACCGAATACGAATACCTCCGGACCGAATACGAAGACCTCCGGACTGAATACGAAGACCAGAGGCGCTATTTTAACAATGTTATGAAATATGAAGATGTTTTGGAATTTAGCCAGGAGTCACACGAAACCGCACAACATAAACACCCTACACAAAAGCCCCCGAAATTGTGCAGGGCAATAATTCACACATGTTCCAGGAAAGGACAAAATTTATTTATTCCATTTATGGGATCCGGGGTTGAAGTTGTGGAAGGCTTCAATTATGGGTTGAATGTTACGGCCAGCGAACTGGATCTGGATTATTACACCACAGCGCTTAACAGGATTAAAGAAGAAACAAAGCAGATATCATTATTTTAGGGGCGTTCGTGCGCTACGTTTGCGCCCCGGATCGACCCCGTGGCAATAACGCTGCGGGGCCGATTTAAACAAAGGAATAACAATGGCAAACAACCCACCCCAGGAAGCAATCACCAAACTTAAAGCTCTGTTTGGAAAATACCGAGTTCAAGCAAAAGTCACCACGGATCATTCCCGGAAATTGTTCAATGCTGAAAACCATAAAAACGCCACATGGCTTTATGATATTATTTATCATCCAGGTTTCAGCAGCGGAGAACGGGCGGATCTCATTGCCCAGCTGGGGAAAATGTCCCATTTTGCCTTAGAATTTAATGACGGGCGTTTGAAATATATTTTTACTGAATTGAGATACAAGCCGCCACAAAACCGGCCATTAAGCCAAGGCGGGAAACCTTCCGGGGCGGCCAAAAAAAGCTATGAAAAGAAAGTTTTAAAAAAACAAGAGGATCAGGGAATGGAGTTTATTGGAGCCCCAAAAGTTGTCAAAGAAATTGCCGGCGTAAAAATTGAAAGGGGGATCCCCATTCCTTCCAATCACTGGGGAAAATGGTCCCAGATTGTTGGAGCTATGGAGATCGGAGATTCGGTTTTAATCAAAGCCAAAACAAGTCCAATGTGGAGTATGCGCAAATCTGCGGAACGCTTAAAAATCAAATTGCTTTGCCGGAAGGTTGATGAGGGTTTCAGGATTTGGAGGGTTGCGGAAAAAGACATTAAAAAATAACCCCGGCGCTGGTCCTGCCCATCATACTCAAATACCCAATTAACAACCAGGATCAGCGCCTTTCAATTTATTTTTCACCCTGAGTTTTGATAAATAAATAAATTCACTTCCTTTTTTATTCTGTTTTCGCCGGTTTAATTTTTGGTGATAGGTAAACGATATTAAAAGCGCTTGTATGTGGGTTTTTGATAGATATAAACAATTGGAGATCTGGTTTGAAAGGCGGTATCTTTGGTACATGAACAACACAACAAACCAAGGAGCTGAAATGACAAACGAAACAAGCGGATATTGCAAAGGAAATAAAGCAGGAACATTTTTAATTTTGGGTAATCGCACAATAGACGGAACCGAGGGTTATCAACTTAAAAGCGTAAACCCGGACAATTTCGGCGAAACATCACGCGGAGAACTCTGGCTTCCTTGCGATGCGGTAACAGCGATATAAACCAAACCGGGGCGAAAGCCCCAAGGGATCAAAAATGGAAAAAATAATAAGAATTACTGGTTCTTCCCAAATCACAATTAACAAAAAAAATGATTTAAGTGTGGAATGGGATAACCTTAAAAAAAAGGCTTTGTTAAAAGATCCAAATTCCAAAATAAACCCATTCATGGTAATTTTTAATCGTACCCATTCAAACAAACAGATGATATTCCAATTAATTCATAACAATTAAGGAGCTGAAATGAAAAAAGCCGATTTAAAAAAACTGATTAAAGCCTCAAAAAAATTACTAGCTGCAAAGGAATTGATTACCAGCGTAAAAGAAGATCTGAAAGCTGAAAGTGACTGGGGATCCGTTGGTGATCTTGCTCACTTTGAAAGCCAAATCCAAGAAATTTTATTAACGGACCAAGCCGAGGCGGGCTTTCTTCCTTATCTTATCAAAATTGTTTAACCAGGATCAAAAATGAAAATACAGAAAAAAATCATAATAGGAAACCCATTTAAAAAACACCGGATCACAAACAAATGGAGCGCGTCAACTGAAAAATTGACACTTAAGGGCTGGTCAATATGGATTTTTTATTTCACCACATACATATGGAAAGAACTTTAATCAAGGAGCAACCATGAAAAGATACGCAGTACAAAAAAAAGAGAATTTTCTCACCAACACGAAAACAAAAGAGTTTGGGGAACTCCCGGAAGCCATTTTGTTTGAAACCGAAATTGAAGCGTTCCGGGAAGCTCGGAAAATGTCCAGCGCGAAGGTTGTTAATGTTATTTTGTTTGTGGGGGTGAAATGAAATTTTGGGAATTGTTCAAAACCAACAGGGATCTTTCAGTTAGGCGGGGAAAACTGGCTAAAAAATATGTCAAACTCAGAGAAAAACAACAATATGTCAAACTCAGAGAAAAAGAAGTTTTAGAATTAAAGCAAATCGAGTCTGAACTGGACGAAATTGATCGGTTGGCTAAAAAACGGTTAAGTTTATGATCTCAATCCCTGAATGCAACTTTTCAATCCTGGCAATGTCCGGCCTTTCCTTCCTGGCCGGATCCGGGTTCATGTGGTGCATGGTTAAAGTTTTCGGTTGTGTGGTTGTGGGGAATTGTTTATAATTTGATCAGATGCTTGTCTTAATACTGTAGACTGAAATTAAAAACTTGAAATTTAACTGAGGTATATTATGAGAGAATAACCCAATAGGGACCGCAAAAAGGTAAAGGTTTGCTCCGGACTATCCAACTTGAACGCTGGGTAATTAGTGCAAAGTTGGTACCTGGTCCCGTAAAAGAGAAAAGGGCGGGTTCTGCAGGATCCGCCCTTGTTATTTTCAAAATAATTCATTTGGGGGTTGCTTTTTTGGGATCGAATGAATTAGATTAATAGAATCAAAAGTTGAGATTTGTAAAAATTCAAAATGCGCAGGGTTAACCGCAAGGTGAGTCTGATAGGTTACTCAACTTTCCTATCAGAGCCCGCGCCGAAAAGTTGAGAAATGAAAAAAGTTTTTCCAAAATGGAGCCCGCAAAAGAGAACCTTGGAAAGGATTTTTGACAATACCGATCCGGATGATGCAATAAAAGCTTTGCGTAATTCATCCAGCGGATTTATTAAAAATCCTTTGGTCAGACAGATAATTTTCCAAAGGGATAATTATAAATGTAACCGTTGCGGAACTAGTTTGAACTTAGAAATAGACCATATAAAATCAGTACATTATTGCATAACAAACAAAGGAGCCGAACTTTGCAACATGAAACAAAATCTTCAAACTCTTTGCAGTCAATGCAACAACCTGAAAGGACCATAATGCCCACAAGAATGATAAGAGATGGCTTTTTAGATTCTGAAAAAATCAACGCACTAAGCCCGGAGGCGGAGTGTTTTTTTGTGCGCTTGATTTTATGCGCAGATGACCACGGGCGGTTTGACGGGCGGGAACTAATGCTTAAATCTAGAATGTATCCCCTTAAGCCAAAAATGACGGTAAACAATATAAATAGGTTATTAACTGAATGTATAAAAATGGAATTACTTATTAAGTATGAATCAAATAACAAGCCTTATTTGCTAATTCCAGAATTTAACCAGCGTTTAAGGGCTAAAAAAAGCAAATTTCCAGATCCCCCAAAAAATTGCCTGACAAGTGACGGTCATCTGCAGGCAGGAAAAAACAAAATGTTGGAAACGGAAACGGAAACGGAAACGGAAACGGAAGGAGAAAAAAACATTTATGATCAAAAATTTGAGTTATTTTGGGAAGTTTACCCAAAAAGGAAAGGGAAAAAGGTTGGTAAAAAAGCCTCATTAAAAAACTTTAAAAAAATAACTCTGTCAAACATTGATCGGGTTATAAAAAACGCTAAAAATTACGGTTTAAATAATGCATACCCAAAAGATCCGGAGCGTTTTTTAAGGAATGATTTTTGGAAAGATTGGGATACCCCAATGGAAAATAATCCTTTCAACTCATCCTCCAGTTTTACGCAAAAAGTACCAATCAGGGGGCTCCAACGTGATTGAAAAAGCAGAGCGCCACGTTTTAGGCTGTATTCTTTTGGATGATAAACAGAGTTTAGAAGCTTTTGATCAATTGAAGCCAGAGTATTTTCTTACCACAAAACACCAAATGATTTATAAAGAAATCCGGAGGGTTTTTGATGAAAAAGGATCCGTTGATATGTTGGACATCACTGAAGGCGGATTGATCCAAAACCACCTTGATTATTTGCTCAATTGCAAAACTTCCCTTTATAGCACTTTTGGATTAAGTGACAACGTGAAGATTGTCAAAAACGCATACTTAAGGCGGAAAATTGTCAAACATTGCGCTGAAATCAATAATTTAACCTCAAAGCCTGAAAACCAAATACCGGAAATAATTGCCGAAATTGAAAGCTTTGCCATCAATCTGAATCAGGACACTATCACAGAAAAGCCCCAAAGTACCCATGATTTAATGCAGGCGGCATCCAAAAAATATGAAGAAATCAATAACGGCGCTAAAATGGGCTTGAAAACCGGGTTTACCAGTTTGGATGAATTATTGTTTGGACTCCAAAAGCGCAAAATGTACGTGCTTGCCGGATCACCCGGATCAGGAAAAACAACCCTGGCGCTAAATATTGCCATGAAATCCATGGTTAAAACAATGTTTTTTAGTTTGGAAATGGACAAAGAGGAACTTTCAGATCGTTTAATTGCCGCCCAGGGAGGGATCAAAGCAAATCTATTGAAGGAAAAAAAGGGGCTGGACAAAATCAAAATGAATGATTTGGCCGAAACCATGGCCCAGGTTTCAACAAAAAACGTTTGGTTTGAAGATTATCCGGATTTGAGTTTGAGCAAAATCTTTTCAAAATGCCGCCGTCAAAAATTGGAAGTTGGTTTGGATTTAGTTGTGATCGATTATTTACAATATATCAAAACTTCCGGTAAAAACATTTCCAGATTTGAAGCGGTTTCCGCTTTGAGCAAAGGATTGAAAAGCATGGCTAAAATTCTGAACGTTCCTGTTTTGGTCCTTTCTTCCTTAAACCGCGGAATTGAAAACCGCCAGGATAAGCGCCCGGTTATGTCCGATTTGAGGGAGTCCGGCCAAATTGAATTTGATGCGCACGCAATTATTTTGCTTTATCATGCGTGGTTTTTTGACAAAAAACAGGAAAAGGGAAGAGTTGAGGTCATAATCCCCAAAAACAGATCCGGGGACACAGGGCGCTTTGATCTGGCTTTTGATATGACTAGAAATAGGTTTTTGAATTGCGAAGATTTTTTAACAATTAGCCAACAAATCAAATGAATCTAAACGGAAAGTTCGAAATAATTCACAAAACTGAAGATCAACTTTACAAAAAGGCTGAACCATGGAACGACAAAGATTTAAGAATTTTAGACAGAATTCTGCAATTTCGCGAAACTCACGGCTGGGCGCCATGGGAATTTACGAAACCGAAAAAGCAAAAATTGCCAGAACCGCCGCCACTGGATTGGAATATCAACGACAAATCGCCAGTTTGGTGAAAAGACTGGGAATATGAAAAGCATTTCACAGCTTCTTAGATGGCAAAATAAGGGGCCAAAAGTAGAACAGCCCAAAACCACTCCGGAAAAGGAATTTGAATTTCAAATGAAAAACCGGAAGTTTGTAGCGGGTTGTTATGAAGCCATGGAACGGGCGGATCGGTGCATTGCGGAAATGAAAAAATCAGAAAATGAACTCAAAATTTCATCTGTTTTCCATCTTCAGGCGGCCTTATTCGGCGCTTTTTCCTCCCGTGTTTATTCAAAATATCGCCCAATAGTAAGATTAAATGTGGATTTTAACGGTGTTTCTGTGTTTTTTAGCGTTCAAGTTGATGGCAGTACTTTCCAATTAAGAAAATTAATTGAAAATAATGACTCTGGAGGTGTGAACGTATTTATGTATTTCGTTTTGATTGCACGGGAAGTGGAATCAAAATTTTCAGAATGGATGGAATCTAAATGAAGCGTTTTAAGGCCATTCTAAGCCCCAAAAATATTACCCGCCTTATGGTAAGGCTCGCGCCCTGTTCTGTCATTCTGGCCATATTAATCGAATTCTGCGGGCTTTTAAACAGCCTCGCCGTGCTTTATGCGGTTTTTATCGGTGTTTTGCTTTTGTTAAACCTGTATATCACGGAAAAAGATTTCAACCGGAAGGACCAAAAATGAATAACCCAAAAAAACTTTCTCTTGATTCCATAAGGAATTTTAAAATTAATCCGATCAAATTTGGCATAAGAGCCGTTTTAACTGAAGAGATCGGCAAAAAATATTTTGATAACAAACCGTTTAAATTCAAAATGTTTGCCGTTCCTGGCGGTACCCGGTTTGAAATTGAAAAAATCGGCTTTGTCCATATCTGTAAAACTGAAGGATCCGGAAATATTGATTCAGATTTAGAGTTTTTGAGGGAACTTGAAAAGCATTGTGAGAAAAGGCAATAAAGCCAAAACCAACCAAGGAGTAAAAATGAACAGACCAAACGGCATGGAAATGAATTTACCATGCAAATTAACAGAACCGGAACTTTTGAAGATCGGCAGCGATCTTGTAGCCAGGCACCGGAAAAAGTCAGAGATTGAGGGGAAACTTAGAGAGCACAATAAAAAAGTCAAGGAAGGGATCGCCGTCATTGACGCCGAAATTGAAGCTCTTCTAATCAAAATTGAAACGCAGCGGGAAGAGCGCCCGATTGATTGCAAAATTGAGTATGATTGGAAAAAGAAAAAGAAAACCTGGACCAGGACGGACACAAATGAAGTTGCAAAAACCGCGACCTTGACGGATCTGGAATATCAGGAACACATGGAGTTTGAGAAAAAGGACAAAAACCTTAAAGACAACATTAAAAACTTTAAGCCGGGGACCATGGAACGGTCCCTTAAAAGAACTGTGAAAAAGAAACCGGACAAGAACAAAAAATAATCGAAGGGGCCCGGATGCCGGTCCGGGCAATTTCAAAACCAAGGAGCTGCAGTGAAAACAACAGGCCAAAAAATGAAGCACGCGGAAGGGATCAAATCCAAAGGGACCGCAGAGTTTTTGAACAGAGTTAAAAAAGCCCGCATCAAAAAAGCCCTGGCCAACAAAACCAGAAAGGCCCAAAGAAAAAAGAAAAAATGAAAGATCGAACCCTCCATAAAATTTGTGCTTCCCACGGCCTGAAAATAACAATACTGCGAAGGTTTGATCGGAACCATTTTAATGAGTTTAACAACCTTAATTCCCAGCGGGTTTATGCTTGCAACGTGAGCATTGACGCCACTTGGTATCTTAAGGAACTATTTGAATTTTACGGCTGGGGCCTGTATGTGGTCAATGGGAAAATAGAACATATTTATTTGGAGAGAAAAATTAATAAGGAGCAGAAATGAAACAAGTAATTAACACCGAAAAAGTGCCAATCAAATTATGGTTGGATGACATGGAAAGCGGAGCGCTTGAGCAAGCAAAAAACCTTGCCAACCTTCCTTTTACGTTTAAACATGTCGCAATAATGCCGGATTCTCATCAAGGTTATGGAATGCCAATTGGCGGAGTATTAGCAACAAAGGGCGTTGTAATTCCAAATGCCGTGGGCCTTGATATCGGTTGTGGAATGTGCGCTGTAAAGACATCTCTGACAGAAATCAACGCAATAGAAATTAGAAGTATTATGGGTGGTGCAGCAAAATTTAATCGGGGTATACGTGGGAGAATTCCATTGGGATTTAATCACCATAAAAAAGATCAAGAGTGGGAAGGATTTGAAAGAGCGCCTGAAATCCAGACTATCCAAGAGCAATTAAGTTCAGCAAAAAAACAACTTGGAACACTGGGGGGTGGAAACCATTTTATTGAAATTCAAAAAGGATCGGACGGCCATATTTGGATCATGGTCCATTCTGGATCCAGGAATTTTGGTTATAAGATTGCCAAATTTTACAACAACCTTGCACAGGAATTGTGCTCCAAATGGTTTTCAGATATACCACCTTTTAAGGGCGAAGACGGCCTGGCGTTTCTTCCTCTTGGAGAACCTGCAGCAGACGCTTATTTGGCTTCTATGAATTATGCCCTTCAGTTTGCTTTTGCAAATCGGGTTTTAATGATGCTTAGAATTGAGGAATCATTTACAGATGTTTTAGACTGTTCTTTTGATCCTATAATTAACATTCATCATAATTTTGCACAAATGGAGAATCATTTTGGTTCAAATGTGATGATTCACCGGAAGGGCGCAACATCTGCCAGGGAAGGCGAAACCGGAATTATACCAGGATCGCAAGGTTCAAAAAGTTACATAGTCACAGGAAAGGGAAACCCGGATTCATTTCAATCATGTTCCCATGGTGCCGGCAGAATGATGAGCCGGAAAAAAGCACAAAACACCCTAAACCTGGAAAGCGAAAAAAAGCTTTTAGACGATCAAAACATTGTGCATTCAATCCGGCATAAATCGGATCTGGATGAAGCCCCCGGAGCTTACAAGGACATTCAAACGGTAATGGAAAACCAAAGCGATCTAGTATCTATTGAAGTTGAATTGACACCATTGGCAGTGATAAAGGGCTAATTATGACAGAAGAAACCAAACAATTGAAAGGTGTGATTTTATGCACTGCTTTTGTTTATGCCTTCAGACCTTTGACAGAATCCCATGCAAATGAAAGTTGCGTTCTTCCCTCTCTTTTTGGGTTCGGTTTATATGGGTTTTTTTTGAAAGATGTAAGAGTTTTCAAACCTATCCCATGGAAAGGTCAACAGGGGATTTTCAATATTCCGGATGAATTATTTAATTAACAATTAACAAGGAGTTACCATGAATATAGAACACTTAAAATTAATCCTTCAGATGGTTGAAGGTGTGACAGATGGCGCAATATGGATCGCTATCATTTACTTTCTTTTGCCGTTAGCTAAAACGGCGCTGGTTTCCTCTGCATGGATCACATTTTCTTTTATTGTGTTTAAGGCCGTTAAGCACCTTGTTGTAACCATTAGCGAAAGCAACCTTATACATGACGAAAACGGCAAATCTGTTTTGATCATGCAGCGCTTATATGATGAAATTGAACCACCCGGATTTCATTCAAAAAATGAGGATAAAATGCAAGCGATTTATTTGCAATATCATGCGTTGGAAAAAAAATTGAAGGCTTCAAAATGAAAACCATAACTTTCAATCTATCCGGGGAAATCCCGTCAAAGAAAAACAGTAAAGCTTTAGTTCCCAGGAAGGGCGGAGGATTTAATATTTTCCCCGGCAAGGTTTATCAAAAATGGCACCCGCAAGCCTTAAAGCAAATCATAGCGCAGAAATATAATTATGTAGGAAACTTCCCAATTGAAAAATGTTCATATGTAAAGGTATATCTTTATTTTGGGACCCGGCGGGAATCAGATTGCACAAACAAAGCGGAATCCATTCATGATCTTTTAGTGGATGCCGGGATACTGTTGGATGATACCTGGCAGATTACCGGACCCACAACACAGATTCCGGAGTATAAGAAAAATGAGGGTGGGGCTTTTATTGAGATTGGGGTGTTATGAAATTATACAGCTATGATCATTTAGAGGGTTACGTGATTGAACACAAAGTAACCAAGGAAACCAAATGCTTTTATTTTCTAGATAGGGACTGTGATTATTCAGGTAGAATTTATAAGGATGCTATTGGAGTTAAAATCTTTAAAACACCGCTTGAAGCTATCGAAGACAGGGTGAAAAAACATAAATTATTTTTAACAAAAGCAGAACAAAATTTGGTTGCTTGTAGGATAAAGTATTTTGATGTAAACAGATGGGCCAACAAAGAAAAAGATAAATTGATTAATTCTTAGCCGGATCACTCAACAGTGAAACCCACTGCCAATCATTAATACCTTTTTTTTTATCTTTCCAGCCTCCCCAAAACTTAAAAATAGGCCGGTGATCCAGGTGAAAACTGTACTGTTCGCCGTTGTAATAAATCCCAATGCCATGGAACCCGGCGGATAATGCGGCCTTAAAAATATAGTGTATGTTTGTTGGTCCATCTTCAGTATATAGCGCACCATCAACGGCAAGGCCGTCATTGTGCCAAGGGGCCTTGTGGGTGCCCGTTGTTATGCCGTTAAATAAAAGATGGACTCTTCGCCTTATGTGTGTCCTGAAATCCTGCATGGAAACCATAGTAATCAATTGGACATCATGCAGGCTGGCGCCCGTGTCCATGACTTCCGCCGGGGTAAAATCTACTATTTGATATTTTATGAAATCAGATAAATTCATTTTGTGTTTATAATTATTGCAATTGTGGTTATTGAGGCAACCAGGATCGGGACTGTAATAAATCCAAATTGTTTCCAGATTGACGCATTAATTTTATCCCCCAAAGAATCCAGCCTTTCCCAAATTTCAAATATTTTTGAATCAACTTTTTTTCCCAATTTGTTTATATCTTTTTCGTTTGCGCCAATTCTAACCTGGTGGTTTTCGTGTGCCTTGATACATTCCGGATTCATTTCATGATTCATTTTTCAAAGTCCTTCCACCTCTATAAATGTCTCGGCTGCGCCGTTGACTATTAAAACAGATCCCGATTGATTGTTAGTAACCTCAATTTGTATTTGTCCGGGGGGAACGATCCCCGTTATTATGTTGGCATTAATTGCAAACTGTAACCGCCCGGTGGAAGCGTGAACGGTTTCTATATATGGCGCTATGGGGAACAAATCCCCGTTAACATCAAGCACAACTTTTATTTGAGAAATTTTTTCAAGAGTACTTGTATCACCCTCAATAGTAGCCAGACCGTTAATAAAAAACGTCCCATTTCCAAAGTTTTCGCCTATGAATGAATAACCTACGTTATCCCATGGATCATCTTTAGTATATGATGTGTTATTGGCCATTTCAAGTTTTGCGCCATTATTGAAAATAATGTTATCAGAGGCGGTTGTTAAAACTGTCTGATCGCTGGATCCCCTATATCGCCTTTGCAATATGCCTTGTACAGCGCTGGGAGCGTCCAATTCCCCGTTTGGCAATGTTATACTCTTCCAGAATGTCCGGCTATCACTTCCGCCGGCGTTGTTGGTAATAGTTCCGGTATTATCTGATCCTTTTATACAGTTATTAAAGCCGCCCCCGGTTGATTCGTTGAACGTATACAGATCTAAGTCAATAAGAGAATCTTTGATCCACATTTGCGCGGTATCCTCTTCCATAGTGAGTTTCCCGCCGTAGATATAAGCGTTTAAAAGGTTAACGATCTGGCCGCCGTTTGTCTCGTCACCTTTAAGAGAAACATTAAAATTTCCCGCTGTTGATTGTATTGATTTTAAGTTGGTTATCCTAATTTCTTTTGCGCCATATGTGGTTCCGCCGGTGTTCCCTATGTCTAAATTCCCATTAGTTCCGGAGTCCTCAATTATAACATTGTTCCCATAAACATAGCCTTGATTTGCGGTGGTTGCCAATATTCTCAACCCGCCAGCTATACCGGTTATTTTAATATTGTTCAACAAAACATTTTTATCAGCACTGAAATTTATATTCACTCCATAGGCTGAAGTTGACGCGGCACCATCTAAAACTATGTCAGTAATCGAAAAATCTTGATTTGTAATTGATATACGGTTTCCGGATCCTGAATAAGCTAAAATTGTGTTAAAACCAGATCCAACGATCATTGCTCCGCTAGGAATGGTTAACGCTGAATCAATTTTATAAGTTCCAGGTGGTACATATATCGTACCATTCGCGGCTAGTGCTGCATTAAAAGCGGCCACGCTTGACGTTGCGCCGGTAAGATCCGCGCCATAACCCATAACATTATAAACAGAAAGGATCCGGACGGCTGCAAGCATTTGCCCCCAATTGGCGCTTTCATCCGCAGCGCCGGAAACCGCAAGAGTTAATTGTGCAGCTTCAACAACTTGACAAACTTCCTCTTGCACGGCGTTCTTAAAATCCTTTCCAAGCGTGGTTCCAGGGGCGGGACTTTCTTTAAACCTGCGTTTTCCCCCCGTGGTTACATAATTTAAACTATCTACTCTATGCATAATAATTCCTTAAATTGTGGGGTTAAAAATTACCTCTGTATGTGCCGGCGCTATCCGTTCAAAAGCTGCTTTCATGTTAGCTTGTGCCGCTGCGGTTCCACCACTCCAATTAACTTGCCAGACAAAATCCGATCCGTTCAAACTATCACCACAAACGGCGATCCCGCAAATCGGGGCGGACGGGGTTGAAAAAGAGCTAATTGTTATCCCCAATGAAAGCGCGTAGGCTGTAAAATAATCTTCAGTTGGATTAAGACCTGAATTAAATATTTTAGTCTGCAATATGGCTTGTCGTTCCGCTGTTGTGGTCCCTGTGTTTTCGTCCGGAAAAAGTGTCATTTCTTCCCAATCTGACAACAACTCATCACTTAAACCGGGGATCGCCTCGCGTTGCAAATCGATTGATCGAGTGTATAATCTCAAAAACTCTTCGGCCAAAGCTTGCAGAAATGAATCGAAAGTGTCATTTATAAAATCCCAAAGCAGTCCAACAGGTAAAAGCCTTTTTAATAAAAATTGAAAACTGGTTAAGTTTCTGTTGGTTTTCGGTGTTATCGGAGTTAGGTCAAGAGCCATAATTATAAACTTGCAAAGGTTGTATTTCCATAAAGAGGATAATCAAAATCATTTAAATCTACATCGGCAACGCCGTTGGAAACTGCATCAACCGTAATATCTGTTATTTCATAATCATCAACCCCAGATGTTGAAATAGCGTCCCGGATTTTTGAAAGTAAAATTATACCTCCCGGTTCCCCCTCAAGTTCCAAAAGGCTTTCCAAATTGGCTTCAATCAAAGTTTGATAATCGGACGTGTTAGGGGTTATTGAGATAAGAAAGTTAATTGTTGCGGTTGTAACGGGCTCAACAACTAGGGTTGCGGTTACAGGCACGATCCCGGTATCTGTGTCAGTCAACGCGTTTTCAACAGCCGTCAAAATGCCGGCGCTTGGAATTAACGGACTCACTCCCAAAATAACAACTGTAACATATCCAAGTTGAGTTACTAAACCATTTTGATTGCCAAAAACAAAGGCTTCCGCAACGCCGGCCACCGATCTGGAAACGTCCCTATAATCGTGTGCGGCGCCTCCAGCCGGCGGGTTTTGTATTCTGGCAAGTGTCCGGGTTATCCAGCTGGCAACCGTTTCTAAATCTACACCGCCAACCAATCCAGTGGAAACCGTGCAAACATCGTCAATATTATTAATGGGAACTGATATTGTCATTTCAATCAGTGCAACCGTGTTTCCATCTTCGCCGGGCTCAACGGCTTCAACGTTCACAGTGTCAGATCCGGAAGCAATTAAACCCGCAATTGTTGTGGCAAATTCAACGCCGTCATCTCTGACAACAAGAGTTCCCACCGGGATCGCCGTTCCGTTTATTCCTGTAAATATAACGTCACCGCTTGCAAATTCAGAGGCAATTCGATTAACGCCCCATTGATAAGCGTGTTTTGTTACCCACTCTTCCTCCGTATCTTCGCCCAGAATAACACCTTTAGAAATGAAATCAAGATATCCATAGGCCGTATGCATAGCACCGGCAAGTACACGGGCAATAATTTTTAAAAGTGAATTCCTAAGAAGTGCAACGGCATCAAGCAGCCTGGAGACAATATCCGCCTCAATGCGATCAATTAATGTTGTGAGTGAAGGACGCGAAAAAGGCATTATATTAATCTCCCTTTGGATATTTTCTGAGCTTCCCAATTGAAAAAATATTTGAAAAGTTGATTTTGTTTTATATTCGGCTGTTCAGCAACAATGTTTATTCCCAATGTATTCGGTTCAATAATATTAACCTCAATTATAAAATCTTTCACGGCCTTGTCATCAATCAAAGGCTGTAAAGCTTCTTTTATCCATTGTTCCACCTGGCCAGGTAAATCCGGGGTAATTTTTGATCGCCTCAATAGCCACAATTTTGATCCGATATCATCAGCCCACCAACCGCGAAGATCGCCGGACTTGTCCGGAAGTAAATCAATTTCATTGGCCCGTTTATCTGTGAACAGTGCGATCATGATTGCACTTTCTAAAGTTGGATCCCTGCGGATGTCATTATTCACCATGTTAACTTCACCGCTGTTATCCAAAAGATTGATCCAAATATCACCGGTCCGGAATGCGTCCGGATCGTAATATTTAGCTGTATGGATTATTGGAGCTTCGCGCTGTATATATAAAATTTGACCGTCATCACCGGGATCCGGTGGCAAATCGTAAACTTTTAAAATGGCCCCTAAAGTGAAGGTTTGCTCAGGATTTGGAAGAGAAAAATTTAATCCCGCCATTTCTGGATATTCACTAATTGAAACCGAATTGTTAAAAACACCGGCTCCTATAACAACAATATTTGCGCCCGCCATTTCTGGATATTCACTAATTGAAACCGAATTGTTAAAAACACCGGGGGAGTCATATTCAACAACGTCGCCATCCGACAGCGCTATTGTATGTGATAATTCTATAGCAGGATTAAAACTCATGTTTGATTATAGTTTGGGACCATTGCCGCAATGTTGCCGTTCCCTATATATTGTATTGCGCTCATTACTTGAAAATAAATCCACTCTAAACTTGAAATTGTGCGCCCGTCTAACATTTTCGCCATTGTGCCTTTACCAGTGTAATACATATTTTTAGACGTACCATAAAACCGATCTCCATTATCTTGATAACTTGGCGCTTCTCCAATTATCGGTTTCATAACAGCGGAAAAACCCTCATCATTTGGATTGATTGTATTTAATGCTTCCTCTGTAACATCACCCCGCGCCTTTGAGTAGTGATATGTAGAACTAACCCCAAATTCTTTATTTATGGTGGATCTTGTTGGTATACACATATACGGATAATTAGAGCTGTAGTTCTCGTTTCCGCAAACAACAAATCTTTGATAATAAGCCGCCAATAAAGAACCAGATTTAAAGCTTTTTGTTAAAGCTGTTTCAATAGTCAATGTGTCCGTTGAAACATTCGTTACTTTTACATATTCAACAGCCTCCGAGTTGTCCAGGTCCATGAGAAAATAATATTTTCCAGCCGTAAAATTTACACCCTCCCCGGCTCCAACATCAAAAGAGGTTGCGGAGGCGGCAACGGCGGCGGCGGTGTTCCCTTCTTTTGCTGCACTCTCAACAAGATTAGACAAATCTGTCCACTCATCCAATACATAACTATCCCATGATGTGCCTAGCCTGGATTGAATAATTAAACATTCAGGACCGCCCCGAAAATCATAAACAAAATCAGCGTCATCATATGTATTTATTTTATGTAATCCATATAATCCAAAGCCACGGTGTAACGTTGCGTCCCAAAACATCCATGTTCTTATCAATATTTCTCCGCTCTCCGTTGTGTCCATAAATAATTCTACAAATTTGTGTCCACTGTAAGCCGTAGGGCTTGTATTATCACTAACAACTATAAACGGATCCTCAGCTGGCGAAATTATGCGGCCCCGGCCCGAAGCCATATCTAAATATGAGCTTCCGGAAATGTCGGTTCCCGCTGGCGTTGTCACCGTGGCCAAAACCAAAACAGCCATGTTTACTTCGCCCGGCACAATCCTAAATCCATGTTTCAAATCTATATTCTGATTCCCAGGGTTGTGAGATGATAAATATTTAATATGTTCCACAATACAATCCTCAAACCCGTCATTGGCTGCAGCACTAACCGCCCTGATTTCCGTTTGTAAATTTGTTGCGAAATCTTCCCATGTAGAATCGCCACTAAAATCAATGCCAGAAACATCTTTAGCGACAGCGTTGATTGTTAGTTTAAATTCTCCATCTGTAACGGCCTGAACTTCTGCGATTGTATCAAAAGACGATCCCAAACCTGTATCATGAGTTTCCAAAGAACCATATTTATTTTCGCTTCCACCAGATACAATTGATTGATCATCAATAATAAACCAACCAGGTCCGCCCGTGGATTTGGAAACCGGCGTGGCTGCGGGAGCTCTGATCACCCAATCTCTAAAGTTCTTTAAAAATCCATTTGCGGAATCGGTAACAAATCCGCGTCCGTTACAAACATCTTGTTCATAATTAAAAGCGACCATTTTAAATTATTCTCCCCTTGCTTATTCTCTGCGATTCCCAATTAAAGAAATATTTAAATAACTGATTATCTTTTATGTTGGGTTGCAAAACAATTATTTCCATTTCAATGGTTGAAGGTTCAATAATATTAACATTAATCAAAACATCTTCCGCAACACCATCATTTATTAACCATTGTAAAGAGTCTTTTATGTATGCGGTTATTTTGTCCGGTAAGTCCGGTGTGATTTTAGAGCGTTTTAAAAGCCATAATTTAGAACCGATAATTTGCGCCCACCATCCCCGCAGATCCCCGGAGCGGTCCGGAAGTGCGTCGATTTCATCAGCGCGAAAATCTGTAAAAAGGGAAATTAAAATAGAACTTTCCAATGTAGGATCCCGGCGTAAATCATTATTGATTATTTGAACGGTTCCGGCTTGCTCAAAAAGATTGATCCATATATCGCCAGATGTAAACGCGTCCGGATCAAAAATTCCTGAACCAGGTGCCGGGGCGTCACCCGTCAACCAACCCCATGAGGCGAACTCATAAGCATCTGAATCAGACCTTTGACCAGTAAAGGCAATTTGTTCTACATCAGACATTAAACAGGATCTCTTAATGTTGAAGTGATATCAAAAACTTTCAAAACCGTTGAACCGTTTTGTTTGTAAACAGTCATTTTACCCGCGGATGGCGTACCCTTTAAAATTTTACCGGAAGCCTGAGCCAAAAGCAATTCAAAAAGAGTGGTAATTGAAATAGTATCAATGGTTGCTGATCCGCCGATTGTTGTTATGTCTCCGATTTCATCCGCTTCAATATCTTTTCCAGTGCCGGTTCCCTTTACAAAAACCGCTCCGCTCATATTCAGTCCGTTAGCTTCTGATCTTATACCGGCCCCCAGTGTTGGTGCAAAACTATATGTTCCATGCCCCGAAGTTGCCCCGCCTAAATTATATACACCGTGCCCCGTTGCTCCACCAACGTTTTTTGTTCCATGAGCAGTCAATTGCCCGGTGTTTAAAGTTCCCGGTCCACCGGCACCGCCACCGCCGCCGAGGTTTTCCACTCCTGCGGCTGCAGATGAGCCCGTGTTTCTTTGGCCTGCACCGCCACCTTGGCCAACATGTTTCGTACCATCTCCAACCCCTATTGCCTCACTATACATCCCATGACCTGAGTTAGATCCGCCCTTATTATATTTCCCGTGTCCAGTAGCTCCGCCCGTGCTTATGTGACCATGCCCGGAGCCGTTCCCAGTTGTCACGAAACCGGATCCATTTGCGCCGGTTGAAACAGCGCTGATTGCATCCCCGGCGCTGTTCTGAATATCAAGCTTTTTCAATTTTAATGTTGCGTTGTATCCATCAGTCAACGAACCATTTACCATGACTATATCAGCAAGGCCGGTTAACAGATAAGTTTCAGCGGTGTCGTATATATCCCCAGCAACCGTTTGCGTTGCTTCAGTATGAACAACAAACTCAGTTCCGCCCAAAGCATATCCCGCGGTCAAAACATAATTATATAAGCCGTCACCAATTTCAGCGGCGGTGTTTAAAACTTCAGCAACAGAATCAAAAGCACCGCTGGCGTTATCCCAATATTTGCTTGTTGCAACATCATATATTGAAAACTTAACAGTTAAGCCAGTTATCCCTGAGCCTGAAGAGTTCACGCCAGAAAAATCAACAACCAGAGCCGTGGACCTTTTATAAATTTTACCTATACACATTTAAAATCTCTCCTGTATTATTATCAATATTCATGATAAATAACTGAAATTACGGCAGTTTCCGTGGCGCCGGAGCTTGCTAGTTTACATTGTATTTGTGAATTTTTAAGCTGAATTTGCATCAATGTTTGAACGGGGACTGAAATAACAGTTCCCCCCGCTGCGGCATCACTAGCCCACCTAACTCTTGATATTTCAGTAGTGGCATTATAAAACACCAGCTCAAAAACTTCGTCATCAGTTACAGATTCAACAACTAAAAAATGAATATCGAAATCTTTGACGATAGTGTTTATTGGTATAAGCTCGACAAAATTTCCAAGTGTCCAAATGGCCCCGGACAAAACGGAAACTCCTGCGGCCAAAGTGGGATAAACACAAGATGATGAGTGAAGGTGTTCTTCAATAACATGCAATTTATCAGCGTTGTTAGCCTTTCCGGCTATGTGTTCAGTCATGCGTTCACCACACTTCCATCAGAGCTTAAAGGAGACCAGAAGCAGTAAAATCTTATCACTCCCGTGTCAATTTGAGCGTCCAATGTTAAAATTATGTCATTACCATCTACATTAATATATGATCTTATTCTATCTACAGCTTCGATCTCATTGTCAGGAGTTTGATCAATCCATATTCCACGGGCCACCAAATTAGTGGCTAGACTGTCAACTATCATTGCGTCAGTACTTCCAATGGCCCCCAGTTTTATATTGGCGGCTGCGGCGCTTGTTAAAGTTGTTGTTACCACTGGGATGATCCGGATCAGGACATCACCTGTCACGGTGAAAACGGAAACCGCTCCCGCTCCCTCATTAGAAAAAGTAATATCCTGAATGAGCTTATTTCGCCCTAAAGATTCAACGTCTTCACTTGGTTTTATTAATGGCATTTTAATATTTCTCCCGTTTCGTTTTGTTCACAATATCGTACCAATCCCCGTTCCCGCCCCTGGACCAGAAACACCGGCTCCAGTAGTAACCCCGGTAACTGAAGCAACTGTAACCGCTGTATTTACTTGAGCGCTTGTCTGTATGTGTTCCACAACACCTTCTGCTATTGCCTGGATAATTGGACCCAATGCACCGTCATCAGCCAAAGGGTAAACGGCTTTTATTTTTGCGTTGATAATGCCTTTCAATACTGTACTACTTAACGCCATTATTTCACCGCCCTGACTTTGGATGACATTTCAGAAGGAACCGATCCGAAAGGTGCACCAGTAACCGGATTAATGGTTTTCCCTGTAAGAACACCATCCAAAGCAATCAATGTTGATCCGTCATTCAATTCGATTACACCATTTTTTAATTTTATTATCATACCAAAAGCATTGTATTGAGCGGCTTCGCCAGAATTTAAACGGGGGCGCTGGCTTGAATCATCACACGCAACAACCAAAGGCTGATCACGGTTCCCGGAAACGAAAACAACAACAGCCTGGCCGCCCTTTTGAGGCATGGAAGCAAAACCAAAATTTTGCACCAATTCAACGCCGTCAATCACTTCACCATTTCCCAAATCAACCTGAACCACCGGCAAGCCTCCGGATACATCGCGAATAGTATTTAAAACAGCTTTCCCGATCATAAGCATAACACGGCGTTTGAAGGGGGCGATCCATTTTTCTAGCTGCTCAATCATCCCCAACCCA